AGCGCAGGCTGAACCGCTTGTGTGCTGAAGCTGAAGGCTGAGCTGGAAGTTATAGACCCCATCCGAGCCCACGGTAATCTGAGTGGAAGACCCGCCATTGATCGTGATGCCGTTGGCGAGATAGGTGTTCTCAAGAGCTACTGCGTAACCAGTATTAATTGCAGCGGCACTCTGGTCCACCGTGCTGTAGAACAACGCATTCGGCAGGTAGAGAGCCTTGCCCCCCTGCTCCGTGCTCAAGAGCTGATTCACCGAGTTGGTCAGGCGGTTGAAGTACAGGCGCAGCACGTTGTTGAACTGCTGGAAGAACGGCACGCTGTACTCTGCTTCGGGATAAGGCAGGGCTGGTGGCTCGGTTTTACCGATTTGGTTAGCCATACTCAACGCCTACCGTCAGGCCGCATATCGAGCCGTGGGAAGCCAAGCTGCCATTGAACCCCTAGTGCGTTGGATTCGATCTTCATGGCGAGCTGGCGCCCACGGACTCTGATATTAAGTTGTTCCGTATACGCCTCAACGGGGACTGTAGCAGTACGGGTGATCGTGCCGTTGTTGCTGCCACCCTCCGACGTTGGGCTGTTATAGCCGGAACCAGAATTTGCCAGAGGCAGTAGCGTTAGGGTGGCCTGCGGAGAGGTCGCAGTCGATCCGTCGAAAGTAATGTCCGGCAGTACGCGCCAAACGAACGCAAACTTGTGCCCGTCGTCCAGATCAAACTGAGCAGACGTAATGTAAGCGCTGATGGCTGCAGGAGTGCCGGTTTCGTCATCATCAATCCCCTCTTCATGATTGACTAGGTTGTGAGAGTACGTTGCCCCTAGCGGGTATTGCCTCGTACCCGAATCCAACCATGCCGTGCGGGCCAACGTACCGTAATACCAAACATCTTCGGCATAGTTGTAAACCACGTACCGGTCAACCGTCTCGGACCCTGCGGAGCAGTAGAACCACCAAATCTCATGGAACTGCTCGATAGTCCCGGCAAACACCTGAGGCATCTGCTCGTAGTTGAAGTCAGTAAAGATGAAGCGCCGCACATCGCAGCGAAGGGTCTGGGAGCGACCGTCGTACTTGTAGAACTTGTCCTTGCCCATCCAGTAAGACACACCGTTGGCATAAGCGACAGCGTTCTGGCTCATGATAGAGATGTTCTCACCAACCACCTGCGCGCCCCACACCGCCGGTGCCCCGAGGTACTGCAGGGAATACACCGTCGAGTCGGTCCAGACCACGATCTCTTGGCGCGCTTGCCGGGCGGTGACGATCTCACTACCCCGAGACAGGCGCAGGCTCCCCGCTTGGTTCGTCGCTGCAGGGGTCCAGTTGGTGGCGTCCTCTTGGTCAGACCAGCGGATGAGTAGGGGGTCAACGTCTGAAGCGCCGAGGGGGTTCGCCCCGAAGCAAAAAACGAAGCGGTTTTCTGACACGAGAATCTTGTTTTGCACCGTGGGGACGTTTGACGCGCCGACCTCAGCAGAGAGTAGCGTGCCTCTTGTAGACACCCCGTCCGTTGCATCCCAGAGGTAAATCTCGCCGCCTCGGAACCCGAAGAGCAGGTCCTCACCGAAGTTGGCTTGGTGCCAAAGACGCAGGTCTTCCGTAATCGGCGTGCTGCTACCCCAAGTACCCGAACTCCAGGGGCCCGAGCCCCAACCGACCAAGGGCACCACCGAAGCCGGGCCAATGTTGATTTGGTAAGCCGCCGTACAGCAGTTGATGGTCGCCGTGATGTTGGTACCCGTAGCCGTGGCCGGAGCAGACAGCTCAAAGGTCGTCGCGTTAGTAATTGAAGCGACGGTGGCGCTCGCCGGGATACCCGTACCACTAATGGTGCAGCCAGCCACAAGCACGGAGGTGTCGTTCATGGTCGCCGTGGTGCTGCCGCTCGTGGTGTCTACGGTCCCATCGGTAAAGTTCCCGTTGCCCGTGTCCGAGCCATCTGCAAGCACTGCGGCTGCGCCGCTATCCACCGCCGTACCAGCCGTCCGCGCCGTGAAGGTGAAGGTGTTGGCATCGACGACCGTGACAATCTCGTACTCTTGGTTGAGCACCGCCGCCGTGATGTTACCTCCGAGGCCTGAGCAGTTGGAAAAGGTGACGAAATCGCCCTCTTCTGCCGCGTGAGACGGACTCGTTACGGTGATGGTGGAGCTGCCGCTGCTGGCAGAAAAAGTGATCCCGCCGGGCGTCGTGGTGGCCCGCACAGGAGTAATGTCGTAGTAGGCCCCGCCCTGGCCGATATAGAACTTGAGGTTAGTCCCGACGCCGAGGAGGTTCTGGTTACCTAGCGTAATCCAGTTGTGTAGGGACCGGCAGGTGCCGAGAAAGACGTTTGCAGAGATTTGTGCCCAGCCGCCGATTTTCTCAGGCGTACCTTGCCGGAACCGCACCTTATCGCAGTCATACCACCGCCCCTCGGCGGCGTAGCGCGTCATCTCACGGTTGATGCCCGGCTTTATCTGTACCTTTTGCAGCGGCATAGCGGACCCATCACATAGTCGCGCCGGACATCGGCACGGTAGTTACCTTGATCGCTACGCTCTGCTTCAGGTTTAGCGGTTCGCCGCAGTCCGAGCAGGTATCCGCCGAAAGCTCGCTCTCGTCAATGTCAAAGCCACAGGCAAAGCAGACGGAGATGATCTCATGGGCAGGCTCAATGCTACCTGATCCTAACATCTTTGGCTCAAAAACTTTCTTCATACCGCCTCCCGCCAATCTAGTCCCTGCCACAATGCAGCTTCGGCAGCGCGACGCTTCACCAGCCCCGCAAGGACCTTCCCACCCGCTCGATTCCATCGCTTAATTTGCGTAGGCACATCGCTAAGAGGACCATAGTTGACCCGGTTAAGGAGCGTGCTTTCCTCAAGATTCTTGGGCCCCAGATTGAAAGTCCACGAGACCAAGGCATCGAACTCATTTTGCTTGAGAGCGACCTCCACCAGCTTGTCCACATAGCCCTCAAACTCCTCAAGGTCTTCAATGAGATAGGCCTCAGCGGCCTCTTGGTCAATCACGTCGCCCATTGATACGCCGCGAGTATGACCATAACCAATAGTAGGTACGCCAGCAGGGCATAGATACGCCTCAAGATGGCACCCTTCAAAGTGCTTGATAAGTTCGACGCCTTCATCACTCGTCCTCATCGGGCCACTCCCTTGGTCTTTTCCCAGCTCCTGAGGCCTCCGAGCCCAAGCATGCCAAGCAGCACAGTCATTAAGCTGTTCATGTCGAACTCGGGCAAGGTAGGCATTTGCACACCTGACCAGCCAGCGATAAACAGCACCAAAGGTGCCAGTACGAAATGCCATGCCAAAGCCACCCCGCAGACCCATCCGATGAAGGGGCGCCAGCCTGCCACAAAGACGTTCTTGTGTTTAGCTTCTTCCCGGTTTGTTTCTACCTGCGCTAGCGCACTTTCATGCGCATATTTATCCGCCATCGTCGCAATTTCATGCGCCAGACGGGCCTTCTGGTCCTTGTCCTCAACGAACTTGTCGAGGAGCCCGGTAACGGGGCCTATGAGCGCCTCAAGCACTATTTACGTTCCATCCAGCGGTCGAGTTTGGCGTCGAGGGCTTCTATTCGATCAATCACCCTATTGATGTCGGCGTGGACATCCGCTTTGGTGACGTACTCTTTGGCGATCTCCTCGCGAGTACGGTTGAGGAGAATGTTTAGCCTCTGCAGCTCATCGAACTTAGTCTTAAAAGTCCAAGCCAGAGCACCAAACATTGCCGTTAAGAGTCCGCTCCAAGCGGTTTCCACGCCGAAGTCCATGTCAGCCTTCCTTATCGTCTGCGTTGGTGTTCTTCCCCACGTTACCCGCCAAGACGTTGAGGCCACGGAGCAGGATGGAGATGTACTTGTCGTCGGTCTTGGTCGGCGTGAGGGCCGTGATCGCCGTAGCCGCCGTGACCAGCGTAGTGATGGCAGTCAGCCATGCGGGGAATGCTTCGAAGATACTAAGCAGCGTGCTCATCGGCCTCGTCTCCTTGTTCCGGGGTTTCCTGTACCGCTCCACTTTCGGCGGCGTTCTGGGCGTTGAACTCGGCTTCCTGCACGGCTTTGACTACGGCGTTCTGCCGGGCCTGTAGGGTTAGTTGACGCTCTTCTAGGACCATCTGCAGTTCGCCGATCTCCCGCTGGAGCTGTTGTGCCCGAGCAAGGTTGACCTTCGCTGCTTCCGGCAGAGCGTCAATGGCGTATTCTTTGTCATCGATGGTAATGACGGGTACTTGGGTTTGGGGTTGTGCTTGCATTGCTTCGCTCATGATTTGGCCCTAATCAGGTTTGTCTGTCGTTTGTTCCGTTGAAGGTGGCTTCAACTCGTGTATTACAAAACTCAGTGTAGCGTAGAACCCGTAGCACAGAAACGTTAGCACGATGATCGTTAATACGGTCCAGAACGTGTCTCTGCGCTTACGCTGTTGTGCATATATGGCCTTCTCGCGCTCCAGCCGAATGCGCCTCCTCAAGCCGATAAGCTCGGTCCACGCATCCTTGCCGTAGGCATACAGGATAATCTCGCGGAGTTCCTTCTCCTGTGCCGCCACCTTCCTTCGGTGGGCGAAGATTTCCAGTGCCTCT